TGGGTTGCCGGCTGCCTTTAGTAGGGCTGCTTTGATTTCATCTTTAGTTGCCATTTTTAAATCCTTTTCAGTAGTAGGTCAAACTGCTTTTTCTTGAGGTCTAGCAACTCAAACCCATTGTCAATTACTTCCTCGACCTCTGGGCTCGCCTTTAGCTTGTTGACAACCTCGGTAATAAGGTTGGCATTTTCCTCATCCAATTCCTCACCGGACTCTAGCTTCAATAGAGCATCGGCAAGCTGGTCAGGGTTGATGCTTGGCTGTGAGCGTACCTGAGCTGTTGTTGCTTCATAGGCTGGGAAGCTCACGATTGACACCTCAAACAGTCTGACTGAATCTAGGGTGCGAGTCTGGCCATCTCTTGACCAAGTGTCTTTGATGACATTGAAGCCAAAGCTCATCGAGTCAATAACCTTAGTGCGTAGCAACTCGGCAATGTCCCGACCTCTTGTGGTGTTTGGTAGCTTGGCAGAAACCTTTAGTCCATACTCATCCTCAGTCAAAGACATAGTGCCACCTCTTAGTGAGGCAAGTGGCTCGCCCGAGTCGTGGTTCCAAAGCAGCTTTACTTCATTGCGAGATTGCAAGGAACGCTTGAAAGCACCAGGGGCGACATACTCAATAAAGCCACCAAGGTCCTGTGATGGGCTGTTGAACACAGATGCGTAGCCAGTAAAGCTCATTCCATCACCCTCAGCCCTGACCTCAAAGTCAACGCTGTTAGTTCTGACCTCTGGCTCGTTAGCCTTTGGGCCGTCAATCTTTAGGGCAATGGCTCTCGCCACATCTAGCCACTTATTCTTACTGTCCATGCTGTTAGTTTCCTCTGCTCTGATTCTAGCAACTACTGAATCAGCGTAGTCTTTGGTCCTTTGTGCAGCTCTCTTTGATGGCCCTGATCCCCAAAGCAAGTGGGCAACTACACCGGCTGATGGGTAGTTGTCAGATTGTGGGTCTGCATCTGGGCTGTCTAGGTCAACAAGATGTCTGGCAATCCAAGCTGCAATGCGTATCCACTTGTCATCGCTGACTGTGCCCTCTGCCATTGCCCTAGCTTCTCTAATAGTTCTAGGTGTGACACCATCGCCAGCTAGTCCCTGCTCGTAATACTCAAGTCCCCTGCGAGCTGCTGCCCTCATGTAGGCAGGTGGCTCTTGGTTGATTGCCCTCATCTCATCCATGTTGTCGTCTGGGCTGTCGTCTGGCTGGTTGTCCTCATCGTTGTCATCATCCTCAGATGGGACTGTTGGAACATCTTCTGCCGAGATGGCAGTAATGCCTAAATCTGCATAGATAGTCCTTATGTCGGAATTGGCCTCGACTGCAACCATGACATTGTAAACATCCAGTAATCGTTGGGCTGTGCGTTCCTTGAAGTCGGCTGAGCTAATGTCATTGTTTGGTCGCATAAACAACTGGTCATACTCGACATCTAGATCCTCAAGCTGGGCTACTGTGTTAGTCCTGTCGCTTGCAAGTCTGTCGGTGACAATGATGATTTCTGTTTCATCAAAGCTGTCTAGGTAGGCATAGACCTTTTCATTTCTAAGTCCATCTGCGGTAATCATCACATCATCTATTTCAGCAATGACGGCTGGCGGTCCAGATTCAATCCTTAGCTCTCCACCTGGTTCAAGTTCCTCAGCTAGGGATAGTGCGACCATCTGGTCAATGGCCGATTGTTTTGAGTCTTGGCAAGATACGACTGAGCCATCCTCTTTGACTACTGCCCAGTCAGGGCAATCAGTGTTATCTGAAATAAAGTACGGCATTAGGCAAGCCTCGCATTTACTGTAATGGTGCCGCCTAGTGCGACAGCGGTTCCGTTTATTGTGATGGTTGTTGCAGATAGTGAAACTGTCTGAGTGCCAGAGTCATAGGCAAGCGGTGATGTTGCAGCAATTACTCCCGATGGGCCTTGAGGTCCTGTTGCACCTTGTGGGCCTGTTGCACCAGTAGCACCTGTTGGTCCGGTTGGACCTGTTGGTCCAGTAGGTCCAGTAGGTCCTGCTGGTCCTGTGTCGCCAGTGTCACCTTTGTCGCCCTTTGGACCTTGAGGCCCAGTAGCACCAGTAGCCCCAGTCGGACCAGCTGGGCCAGTTTCTCCGGCAGGACCAGTTGCGCCAGTCGGTCCAGCAGGACCAGTATCGCCGGTATCACCTTTATCTCCCTTTGGTCCCTGAATGCCTTGGGCACCTTGTGGCCCTGTGTCGCCTGTAAGTCCTGTGTCACCCTTATCGCCTTTGTCGCCTTTGGGTCCAGTAGGTCCAGTCGCACCTGTTGCTCCTGTGGGTCCTGTTAATCCTTGTTCGCCTTGCGGTCCTGTAAGTCCAGTATCCCCTTTGTCGCCTTTGTCGCCTTTTAGCCCTTGAGATCCAGTAGCACCTGTGGCACCAGTATCACCTTTGTCGCCCTTTGGCAAAACAAAGTTTAGAGTTTGTGATGGAGCAGTTCCTGTGACAGTGACAGCCGCTGCTGTTCCACTGCTAACAGTTCCGACAGATAGTGATGTCGCCTGACCCAAGACTGTTGCGTTTTTCCAATAGTTATTTGCACTATCCCAAACAAGTGCCTGACCGTTTGTGGCTGAGCTTATGTTGACATCATGCAACTCAGATAGCTCATAGCCGTTCTGAATGTTGACAAAGATGACACCATTGTTTTGATTCTTGCGTACACAAAAACCAATAAAGACTGCGTGGTTAGGGGTTGTTGGCTTGGTCGAAGTCAAGCCACCTGGCGTTGTTGGAGATAGCCAAACAGGGGCACCTTCGGTCAGTGCGTTTGTGTTGATGTTTCTAACTAGACCAAAAGTGCAAGCAAAACCCTTGTTGCCCCCTGAGATGCTCTCAGCCATGATGGCAAAAGTCTTAGAGCTAGTTGGTTCTGTATTGGCTTGTGCCAAAGCTGCAAGCTTGTTTGTGCCATCTGAGCCTGTAATGTAAACAGCTTGTCCGGTGCTTAGGGCACTGTTGTTGGCGGACTTTACAAGTGCAAAAAGCTCTTGCCCAATCTGCATAGTGACATTGTTGTCAAGCCCAAGGTCTAGTGTTCTGTCAGTATTATTCCAACCCAAGCGACCTGGCAAAATACTCGGGACAGCGTTAGTGTCAAACTGAATCCAAGCTGGCTCTGAGATGTATTCAACACCTACAAGGTTGTTTGCGTAAGTCTGCTGGTAGATGTCAATACGAGCTGAGGCACTGCCACTTGTGGTTATGGTGGCAGAGGTCGGCGATGTCGTTGTTATGACAGCGGTGCTAGTGGTGACAGTTATGCTCAACGAGTGACCTCTGGATCAACAATGATTGTGCCCTCGACAAGTCTTGTGACTACTGAGGCAGGGCTTACCATCTCAAGGTCATAGACATAAGGGCCAGCAGTTATAGCAGCGGTCTGCACTGCTGTTGCCTCAATCAAAATTGAACCAGCGGTTCCACCCAAAGTAATGCCTGTGCCAGAAGTCAAAGATAGAACTGGCGTTGTTGCATCGTAGCTATCTCTCATCTGCATCCGAGCTGTCCAGTTAGTCAAGTTGACAGGCGTGGTGACAGTCCCAGCGGTTGTGTTCCAAACAAGGTTGTAGTCAAACGATGCACCTTGGTACATAGTCAGGTTTAGGGTTGCTGGTGCTTGCATTACTCGGCTCCGTAAACTGCTTCAGGGTTGTTAGGGTCAATCTGTGCAATCGGTTGCAGTTGTGTGCTTGGTAGTCCGGTGTGGCTAATCGCTCCTAGACCGACAGCAGCAAGAGCCTCAGATGGCGTAAAGCCAGAGATGACCAACTGCTGTACCATCTTGACACGCTTCTCAAGTGTGATGACTTCGGTGTCTGCGAGCGCAATGTTGGCTAGTGGCACTCGGTACTGGTCGCCCTGCTCGACTGGCTCCATGTCCTCAAGTCTGCGGATGTCGTTTGTCGAGTAGAAACCTGCCTGAGTACCTACTGAGTAAGACTGGATGCGAGCTGCTAGGTCAGCCCTTAGTAGGTCATTGAACTGGAACTTGATGAAAGCATCGCCAGGTAGTAGCCGAGAGAAAGCTGCCTCAACCTTTTCTGCCAGCGGTCTTAGGGTCATAGACACAAACTGCAAGTTGTTCTGTTCAACAGATGCGTAGCTTGCTGTGCCTGGTACACCTAGTAGGTGAAGTGGCACATTGAAAGCTCTAGCGATTTCTTCAACAGCAAACTTGCGTGACTCTAGGGCTTGGCTCTTTTCAGGATCAGTCTGAGTTGCAACAAACTTAGCTCCACCAGATAGGACACCTGTGCGGTGCGCTCTGCGTGTGCCGTTGCGGTGTCTTGCATCAAAGCCATCGGCAAGTTGTTTTGCTTGCTCTGCGGTTAGGTTGCCAGGGAACTCGATGACACCAGCGGCTGATGCACCTGTGCCAAAGAATCTAGCTGCGTAATCGCTTAGGGCAATGTTTAGTCCTAGCGACTGCTTTAGAGTTTCGACTCTGCTTAGGCCCTTTAGCTCGCCTGGCAAGATTAGGTCAACGATGTGAATGACCTCATCGCTAGTAAGCATTCGGCCTTCGCCTTGCACCTTGTAAACTTTGCGACCAATTTTGGAACGCTCAACATCTACCTTCTCAGGGTCAAGGTTGACTAGGTTTACAACCTGACCTTGTGAATCTCTAAAGACACGAGTGTAAGAATTGCCATGCACCAACAACGCTGAAAAGACCTGCTGAAAGAAAGCAGCCCTTGTGCTTAGGTCTACATCTGGTTGGTCTAACCAAACTGGTCGGGGGTTCAGAGGTCGGCGAGTAGCACCAATCCTTAGATAAGCCCCACATGGCAAAGTTGAGATGGTGTCAGAGATAAGGCTGACAGCCGAAAAGAATGCAACAATCTCAAACGATTTCTTTGTGGTGACATTGACACCTGACTCGGACTGTAAGCCCCAAGGCTCACCTGCACCCCAGACAGTCTGAAAGCTAACAGCTCTCTGCTCACCAAACAAATTACCCAGCATTACTTACCTCGCTCAATAGCTATACCAAAAGTGAGGATGCCAGCACCGAGCAGAATCAACCCTGCCGGTGGATAAATAAGACCTGCACCTACTGAGATTGTCAGGATGCCAACTGCTTGGAGAATTGTCGCTGTCATTACCAACCTAAATAAAGAATTGCGGAGTTAGTTCCTCAGCCTCTACTCTACCAACAGTCGCCCTATCAAAGGCTATGACGGCTGCAACAGCAGCGTCAATCTTGCGTGGTGATCCACGATGCTCTTTGACAATGCGTGGGCCAATGCGGTCAGTCTTGATAACAGCGTTGCTTAGGTGTCGGGCTAGGGTTGGGTTATTGTCATGGGTTAGGTTGCCCTCTGTGACGGCTGTATAAAGCTTAGAACAGGCTGGAACCATGCGAGATGGTGAGCTTGAGTTGTATTCGACTACTGGCAAGCCAAGGTCTTGCATGGCTTCCATTGTGCGTTGCCATCTAAAGGGGTCACAGGCAATTTCTCTTACATTGTAGCTCTGGCAAAATTGGATGATTTCATCTTCAACCTCTTGGGTGCTGACACGCCAATCATCGGTGTCCTCTGGTTTCTTCTCCCAGACTCTGATTAGCCCGATGTGTGGCAAGGTGTCATCGGTTGGGATTGTGCAATAAGTCAGGGCTGTGCAGTCGCCATTGAACGAGCCGTCAAACCCGACAATGACAGGTCGCTCAGGGTCAAGGTTTATGTCTGCGCCTAGCTGTTCCCACTTGCCAGTCGGTAGCCAAGCATTCATCGAGCTAACCCATTGGTTCAATCTCTTAGTTCTAAACTCTGGCTCTGGTGTTCTAAGTACGGCTGAGGCAAAGTCATCCTTGGCAACTAGATCATCAAAGCCAGGATTAGCTGCTTGCCAAGTTGTTTCTAATCTGTGATCTGCCTCAGGGTCAGCTTCCCACCAAGCCATGAAGTAAGTTGGGTCATCTATCTCGCCTGTTGCTACTCTCTTGCCATACTGATACAGGTTGTAGGCGATAGAGTCTTGCCCTGTCATGTCCGTCTTTTGACCGGCAGTTGTAATGGCAATTAGTTGGCCAAGCTTGCCTCGGTTTCCCATAGCGAGCGAGAACACATCAAATAGAGTTCGGTCTTTGTGGGCATGGGCTTCGTCAAAAATAATTCGTGTCGGGTTCAAACCCTCTTTGCTGTAACTCTCGGCCGACACTACTCGGTAAACAGACTTGCTGGAATTGACATAGATAGCATCTCGATACAAGGTGCAAAGTTCGGATAGCTCAGAGGTTTCGACCATTCGCTTTGCCTCACCAAATACGATGCGAGCCTGTTCCTTTTCGGCTGCAACTGAGTAAACCTCACCGCCCTCGATGCCCTCAGCAATAAGGGAATAAAGACCAAAGGCAGCTGAGCTTAGGGCTGACTTTCCATTCTTTCGGGGCATACCAATTAGAGCAGTTCTAAACTGCAAACCGCCGTCTGCATCTCTAGCGTAAACAGCTCGAATCAACTCTCGTTGCCAAGATCTAAGGGCTAGGGGTTGCCCAGCTTTACCAGCAATGCCATCTTTACCAATAGATCCAAAGGCCTCGGCAAACTCAATAGCGTATTCGCCATCACCTCTAGCAATGGCCTCATCAGATACAGGGGTTAGCCAGCGTGGGGGCCAACTACTGTCTGGCTTCTCGCTTGGCAATGATTTCCTCTAGCTTGGTTTTGGTCTTGGCAGATACTAGGCCAAGGCGTGTCCTGTCGGCAGGGCTGAAACCTAGCAAGCTGAGTCCAGCAACAATCGCCTTTTCTACCTCGTTGGCTTGTCTGTACCAGGTCGGGTCTGTTGGGTCTTGCTCAATCTGTTTCTTGATTAGCTCTCGCCGGTCAAGTTGCTCACAGACCAACTGCACAAGTTGCGTGTCAGTCTTGATGCTGATCCACAACTCACCGGCTCCAAAGATTGAGTCCCAAAACTTTTTGCCTACTTCGCCAAGCTCAACTGGTGGCTCGATGTAGCCGTATTCGAGTGGGGCAATAGCGTCATTTGTGCGTATTGCTCGCTTGCCAGGATTGCCTTGAATCATCTTTAGCTCGGCTGGCTTTGGTGGGTTTGGCATAGGTCTAGCTTACCCCCAAGCTTTTGAACTGCGGAGATGCACAAAAGCA